CCTATACAGATCATTCCCACTGACTTCCCCAACAACAAAAATGACTCAGTAACAATGTTTGATGTCAGCTTCCGGTATCCAGCCATTGAACCACAGATCAAACAATTAGCACAATTGTTGGGCTTTGATCCCAATCACATTGTCATGCAGACCACACCACACGTGGATGGCCTTGTGGATGAATATGAACGAGTTGATGCTGAAAACAAAGACTTGCTGGGTGACACAGACTATCCTGCTCCTGACGCAGAACAAAAAGCATTGAAGAAAGACTATGCCACTGGTCCTTATGACCATGCTGTGTTGAAAAATGCATACCACACTAATTTCACCGTGGCCGGGGGCAAGACACCTCCTGCTAAAACCACAAATGAATTGCCAATGGGCAACAAGAGCCCCATGACCAATATCAAGCGTCAACCCAAGCCAGCCACTGGCGCCAACCCAAGGGGTTAAGGTAAATATAGGTGCAGTTCGCGGGACGGCAATCCCCAACTGCTCTAATGCTTGAAGGAGCAATCAGCATGTCTACTTATCAACGAATCAATTACAGAAAAATCTACGAACAACATCACGGCCCAATACCAAAAGAATCCAACGGTCGCAGTTATGAAATCCATCATAAAGATGGAGACCACACCAATAATTCTCCAAATAATTTAATAGCCCTTACCCTGCAAGAGCATTATGATATACATTATGCTCAAGGTGATTATGGTGCGTGTTACATGATGGCTTCTCAACGTATGAATAGAAGTCCAGACGAAATATCCTATATATCTAGCCTTCAACAACGTGCTAGAGTGGCCGATGGAACCCATCATCTGCTTGGCGGTGCAATACAACGACGTCTAGTGGCCGAAGGTAAACACCATTTATTAAGTGGTGAGATACAACGAAAATCATCTTTAAAACGAGCTGCTGAAGGAACACTGCCTGCCCAAGGACCTAAAAACCCATTCTGGGGAGGCGAAATACAACGCAAGTTAGTTGCTGATGGGAAACACCCACTGCAAGGTCCTGCGCATAATCTAAATCGTATTAAGAATGGAAACCATCCTTCTCAGATTAAAAAAACATGCCCGCATTGCGGCAAAACTACAAGCACTAATACCTATGCGCGATGGCACGGTGATAACTGCAAAGTACTGAAAGGTGTATAAATAAGTCATATTACTTGGGAACCCATCATGAACAATTTTTTCTATAACTTGAATGACAAACTAAATGCTATCCGTGCTACCCCTGAAGTCACACACCAGCAGTTGAACGAGCGTGACATGAGTCGTGCTGCCAAAGGCTATGAAAAGTACGGCAAAGAAGGCATGGAGGCACTGGCCAAGGCTGGCCGCGACGGCAAAGCTCTTGATCCTGTTAGAAAAAAATACGACAAGTATGACAACAAAGAAGTAGACGAAGGTGTCATGGACACAGTTAAAAGTGTTGGCAAGCGAGTTGCCAGCGGTGTCAACCGACTGGTTGGACATGGCTCAGATGAAGACATGCGTCGAGATGTACAACGCAAGGCAGGCGTACCACAAACAGGCAAGAAGCCTGAACAAAAAACCACAGAAGCAGCCAAGTACCGTGATCCCAAGTACAAAGATCGATTGTACACACAAGAACCACCAGACTACACCTACGGTCCTGATATGGATGATGCCTACGATAATCCAAAACCAGATGACTATGCTGGTAGAAAACGCAAAATAGGCGGCGGCGAATTTCCCAGCACTGACCCGTTGGCAAGCGGACAGGGTATCGGCCGCTCAGGAATTAAAAATAGCATATTAGATCGTGGGCCAAGAAAAGGCATGCCATCAAGAAATCAAATCTCCAGTCTCAAAGGCAGCATCAAAGACGCAAGTGGCACACACGCAGGACCCAACTTGCCTGAAGCTGCCAAATACCGTGATCCCAAGTACAAAGACAAGTTGTACACGCAAAAGCCTCCAGAGGCAGACCGAGATGATTCAGAAGATGTATACTACAACAGAGTCAAGCCAGATGATTATCAAGGCGCCAAACGTCTCAAGGGTGGTGGAGAGTATGATCACAATGATCCGTTGAGAAGAGGCGATGGCATTGGTCGCTCGGGCATGAAACACAGCATCAACACCGCTGGCAAAAGAAAAGGCCTGCCATCAAGAGATCAAATCACCAGTTTGAAAAGCAGTATTAAATCTGCACATGGCACACACGCAGAACCCAACTTGCCCGAAGCTGGTACTCCAATGTCTGCCAAACAAAAATCATTTGCCAAGCTGGCACCACCTGCTGACAAAATCACTTTTGCTGACAAGATTGCCGGCGCCAAAAAAGAAGTTGACGAGATGCTGGGTGACGTAGCTGCTGAAGCAATGAAGGGCGCAATTGGTAGAATGGGCACCGGCAGTCATCAAGCAAAAACCACAATGAAACACATCTCCAATGCATCTCCAGCATTGAAAAAAGCCGCCAGGGATATCAAACCTGGCATTGCTGGTTACCGTGACCGTGCAGACATGTTGCGAGCAGGCGGAGTTGATGAAGAACGTTCAAAAGGCACTGCGTTTGATATGAGCACAAAAAGAGTTGATAAGCCTAAAGTTGGCAGCATTGAACGTGGCAGCAAGCATGACATCAAACACACTGCCACAGGTCGTATGGTCACACGCCGTACCGATGCACAAGGCAATTCAGTTGGTGCCGACGACGCATCAGACACACAGGCAGGACCACGTGGACGTGGCCGTCCCAAGGGCACAACAGGTGCTATCGGTGCCAAAGGACCTAGCGGTCGTTCCAAGTTGATGACCAAAGAAGGCGACCACGACGAAGGCGAATACGATCAAGAAGGCGACATGGCCAAAGACGACATCAAGACCATTGTGCGTCATGCACAGGCCTTGAGCAAGGTTCTAGGTGACAACGACAATTTGCCTGAATGGGTACAATCAAAACTGGCCAAGATTGAAGGCATGATGATCTCTATTGATGAGTACATGCAGAATCAAGAAAGTGATGAAGAAGAACCCATTGCTGAAAAAGCTGTGAGCAAGCAACAACAAAAATTCATGGGCATGGCACATGCCATGCAAAAAGGTGAAAAGGTCAAGGGCGCCAGCAAAGAACTGAAAAAAGTTGCCAGCACCATGAAGCCAAAAGACACTGAAGACTTTGCCAAGACCAAGCACAAAGGCTTGCCTGACAAGGCCGAGAGTAAAAAGAAAGAAGAAGATGTTGAAGAGTCAACCACTGCAGGATCAGTTGCTACCAGCACCGCCACAAAAGGCGGTGGCGGCATGGTTGGCAAAGGCATTTACGACTCAATGAATCGTGAACTGGAAAACATGATTGCTGAATCAATGACCATCAACATGAGTGACTCAACTGAAGGTGGCAAAAGCCTGACCATAACTGCCACTGACGAAGACGCACTGAAACTGGGCATGCTGTTGAAGAACGCCGGACTTGGCAGCGGAGGTGCACACGGTGGTGACCAGCACTCATCGGGTGAACAGCCATGTGCCACATGCGGCATGCCAGACTGTGGTTGCGGTGATGTACAAGAAGCAGTGGACGAAAATTCTCCAGACTATCCCACCAACACTGAACAAGCCAACAACAACTTTGGCTATGCAGGTGGCCTGGACGGTCCCAAGTCAACTGGGCAGAGTACAGTACCTGTACTGGCCAGTCAAGACGAACGTCAACACAGCTATGCTGCCGAAGAAGAAGATGCCATCAAACGCATGATGGAAATGGCCGGACTTGCAGAAGGCAACATGCCTATGGTCAAGAAAGATGGCAAAATGGTACCTGCATTTGCTGCCGACGGCAAGGGCAAGAATGACCTTGAGGCCAAAGACAAAGACAAAGAAGAAGATACAGTAGAAGAAAGCATTCGTAGAATGATGGAAATTGCTGGCGTGAAGAAAAAGCCCATGGATGAAGAAAAAACTGATGAAGGCAACAAATTTGCTTTCAATGTGCTCAAGGCCAAAGAGGCTGGCAAAAAAGAAGCTGACTTAGACGGTGACGGTGATATGGAAAAAGTTCGGGAAAGCATCTTTGCTTTAAACAATCAATGGCAAGCATACAAAGGATAATAACATGAGTTCAAACAACATGATGAGACCCTACAGTGAAGTGGCAGCAGAACTTGCACAGCGCAATGCCAACAGCTATGTGCCACCTGCTGTGCCTTCAGTGAAACAAATGCCTGTGGAAATTCCAGGCGTGATGTATCAAGCACGAGAACTATTTCAACCCATAGTCTCCAAACCCGAAGGTGACCAATAATGCCAGTTCAAGTGGTCAATGCAGTGAGCAATGTGGCCTGGACCACAGACAAAGTACAAATTGCTACTACCACAGCCAATGTGACTTTTCAAATTAGTTTGACTCAAACAACTTATCAGCTGTCCAATGGTAATCCGGCCAACACCAGCATGCCCACAGGCAACGTGTACGCCAACGCTGTTGTTGTGCCTGGTAATTCAGTACAAGAATATTATGTTGGATCTGGAAACTATCTAAACATTGTGACAGGCACTGGTTTCACTGCCACAGCACTAGGCACCAATTCATCCGCAACGTCTGGCGTGTACGGATCAACTTCAAGCTGATTGTGAGAGCCACGGAGTTTATTACTGAAGACAAGGTTGGCAAAATCACCAAGCGCAATAGATATGCCACAGTGGGACTACATACCTTCAAAGACGTATCAGGGTATGACCGTGTTTACGAACTCAATCGTGTGATGATGGCAGTGGCATCAACTGACGGTACTTTTGTTCCTGATGTTGATGCAGAGTCCTGGGTTGGTCGGCACAATGTAGCAGCACCATACACCCAAGAAGAACACAACATGCTGGCCAAAGCATACCAGGCCATTGGCAGTGAATTTCATGATTTAAATCACGGCGACATCAACAGTGACGAACATCCTGCTGTACACACTGCCAGTCCGGTCAAAGCATTTGCGGGCTATCCCAGATGAGAGCCCGTGAATTCCTCAATGAGCAAGCAACACTGCCTCCTGAGCAAGCAGATCCCATGAACCATGTGTTTGTGTTGCCTGGCGTGAGCTCTAGCGATCCGTATCAAATATATCGCTTGGGTGTGGCCATAGCCCGTGCCAGAAGTGATGCAGGAACAGATGGTATTACTGACAAGTTACCTGCCTGGTCAGCCGAAGCAGCCTTTGGCGAAGATGCAGTGATTGCTGGATTCAATGCCTCAGTTGGTCCAGCTATTGATCACGCATTAAAAATGGCCGGCTTGCCTGCTAAAAAAGTACAAATCAGCTCGCCAAACAGTCTGGAACCTGCGTCTGTACAGAAACAAAGTCCTGTGCGGGCATTTGTTGGCTACCCTAGATAATGGCCAATCCACCACCACCATACGACAATATCACAGGCATCAGCCGTGCTGTGATGAAGGACAACGCACAAGTAACATTGGCCAACTACAATGGCAATGCTAGACCCGGTGAGCTAGTGGTTGATCAAGCCACTGATCAGGTGTTTATTGGCAACAGCCTGGGTGCGTTGACACAGATTGCTGCCGGAATTACTGACGGCGGCAATGCAGGACTCCCTGCAGGATTTTTTCAATTGGCCTACAATCCTACCACCGGCGAAATTGTGTATTACACCTAATAAATATCTATATGAAAAAACTATTAACTCTCTTACTCATTGTGCCATGCTTGGTCCTGGCACAACCCAAACAAAAACCTGGCGTGACCTATGACGCACAAATCACTAGGGTGATAGACGGTGACACAGTGGCATTTCATGCACCCTTTCTACCTGACCCCCTAAAGAAAGAACTCAGCATCAGAGTGTTTGGAGTGGACACTCCTGAAAAAGGACATCGTGCGGCCTGTGTGAGTGAGGCACAGCGTGGAGAAACAGCCACAGCATTTACCAAAGCAGCCATTGCTCAAGCCACACAACGTCAAATTGTGCTCATGGACTGGGACAAGTATGGCGGGCGTGTGCTGGGTGATGTCATACTCAACGGACAAAGTCTGCGTGGTATGTTGATTGCAAATGGTCACGCTAGAGAATACTACGGCGAAGCCAAAACATCCTGGTGTCAATAATCCTGCCGTAAATACGGTATGAGCAATTTCTACTGTGCAGCCCCCTGGCGCGGCTTACACATCAATCCCCGAGGCGATGTCAAAACTTGCTGTGCTGGTGACCCCAACATGCTGGGCAACCTCAACACTCACAGTATTGAAGAAATCTTGCATGGCCCTGTCATGCAAGAAATACGCCAGAGCATACAGCGTGGTGAACCACATGCCTACTGCTACAACTGTGTGCAGGCCGAACGCTATGGACGCAGTGAGCGTGACTGGCACAACAATGTCAGTCCTGAATTTGACTGCACCACTGCTGACAATCTTGAACATGTTCCCACGCTAATTGATGTGCGATGGAATACCACATGCAATCTCTCTTGCAACTACTGTGCCGAAGCCTGTAGCTCAAAGTGGGCAGCACTCAAAGGAATTCCAACAAAATCTGGAGCCAGGCCCTACTACGAGCAGGTGTGTGATTATTTGGAACAGCATCGTGACAACATAAGAGAAGTTGCCTTGGTGGGCGGCGAGCCGTTGTTGTTGCCCGAAAACGATCGACTGCTAGATGTGATACCTGAGACTTGCATAGTCACCTTGATCACCAATGTGGCCGTGGATTTTGCTACAAATCGCATTGTAAAGAAATTATTGGCACGTGGCCGCGTGGGCTGGAGCCTCAGCTTTGACAACACAGGTGAAAGATTTGAGTATGTGCGTCACGGTGCAGACTGGCCTCAATTGTTGCGTAATTTAGAGACCCTGCGCCCCTTGATGCAGAGTGGACAGCACTGGGGAGGTATTCATGCAGTGTACAACATCTACAATGCCACCCGTTTGATAGAACTCACTGAGTTTGCTAGATCACAAGGGTTGACCATACACTGGCAAAGCCTGTATCAACCTGACTGCCTGGATCCACAACGACTGGGCAATCAAACAAAACAGCTGGCCTTGCAAGAAATAGACAGTTTGTTGTCACTGGACATCTGCCTGGCGAGTGAGAGATTGTTTTTTCAAACAGTCAAGAGTAGTATACAGGCGGCCAGAGACGATCTGCGCACTGAGTTTGCAACACATATTCAAGACATTGAAACAAGATATCACCCTGACACAGCGGGCAAGTTCAAACAGTTATGGCCAGAATTATGGGAAGTAATAAATGTTTGATGACAACATTAAAGTACCATACCAAATTGACCTGGCAGGCAAAACCGTTGACTGGCTCGGAGAAGATAATGCAGAAAATTTTCAACAGCACTGCAACGACCCGGCAAAACGTCAACTTCTTGATCGTGCTGGCTGGCTGGATCAAAAAATTACTTACCAGTTCAACCGCCAGGGTTTTCGAAGTGCAGAATTTGATGCATCTGGTAATTACTTTGTGGCAGTGGGATGTAGTTTTACCTTTGGTACTGCAATACAAACTCAGCAAAGATACACTGACATTGTGGCCAAGCAACTTGACTTGACTTGTTATAATTTAGGCATACAAGGTGGCAGTGATGATACCAGTGTTAGACAGTTGCTGACTTGGCTAGACCAACTCAATCCAAAGTTTGTGATTTATCAAAGTACATTTCCACAAAGATTTGAAGTGGTACACAATAACACAGCTATAATCTATGGGATAAATGCCGCTCTCGGTGGCTCAGTGGCCAAGGACCATGGCACATTATACAAACAATTGTTGACCACACTGTACAATGAACAAATTAGAGCCTGCAAAAATCAACTGGCTGTGCGAGAACTTTGTAGAAACAAAGACATAAAATTAATTGAAATAAGTTACATTGATTTTTTAAAAACTCACGATATCACTGCAAGAGATCTGCATCACCCAGGCGCTGTTGCCAACCAATCTGTTGCACAAAGTGTTTTGTATGGATTATAAATGATTACACCAAAAAATTTAGAAACGGTCCTGGTCAAAGCACCACACCGTAAAGAAGTTTATACTGAAGATGAACTGCTGGAGTTTGCGGCCTGTGCTGATCCTGTCACAGGCCCGCTGTACTTTTTAGATAATTTTTTATATATCCAGCATCCCACACGCGGCAAGATGTTGTACCATCCGTTTGAGTATCAAAAACGATTGATACACACTTACAATAATTATAGATTCTCAATAAGTCTAATGCCTCGACAAACAGGCAAGTCCACATCGGCTGCCGGATACCTGCTGTGGTATGCCATGTTTGTGCCAGACTCCACAATCCTTGTGGCCGCACACAAATACACAGGTGCGCAGGAGATCATGCAACGTATACGTTACGCATACGAACTGTGCCCCAATCATATCAGAGCAGGTGCCACCAGTTACAACAAGAATTCGTTGGAATTTGAAAACGGATCACGTATTGTTGCACAAACCACAACTGAAACAACAGGCCGGGGTATGAGTATATCCTTGCTGTACGCTGACGAATTTGCGTTTGTGCGACCCACCATTGCTCGCGAATTTTGGACCAGTATCTCACCCACACTGGCCACAGGTGGTAAGGCCATTATCACATCAACCCCCAACTCAGACGAAGATCAGTTTGCGTACTTGTGGAAAGGTGCCAACAAGACCGAAGACGAGCATGGCAACACCACTGAGTTAGGTATCAACGGATTCCGTGCATTCAGAAGCAACTGGCGTGAACATCCCGACAGGGATGAAAAATGGGGGTCAGAGCAACTGGCACAACTGGGCGAAGATCGATTTCGACGGGAAATTGAATGCGAATTTGTTATCAATGATGAAACACTAATTGCTCCTACCAAGTTGTTGGATCTAGAAGGTGTGGAACCCATGAGCCGCACAGGACAAGTGCGTTGGTACAAAACTCCAGTCAAAGACAAAATCTACATTGTGGCCTTGGATCCTAGTCTAGGCACAGGCGGTGATCCTGCCGCCATACAAGTGTATGAAGCAGACACCACAGAACAAGTGGCCGAATGGCGGCACAACAAAACAGACATTCCCACACAGGTCAAACTCTTAGCAGACATTGTGAATGAACTGTACGAGGTCACAAAAGATGACAAAAAGATCTACTACTCAGTGGAAAACAACACCATTGGTGAAGCCGCGCTGATCTCAATAAACGAATACGGCGAAGAAAACATCCGGGGCTATTTCCTCAGCGACAACTCAGTTACAGGCACAACAGGACGTAGATTCCGCAAAGGATTCAACACCACAAACAAGTCCAAACTCACTGCTTGCAACAAGTTCAAGATCTTAGTAGAATCTGGGCGTATGAAGCTGTACAGCAGGCCACTAATCAGTGAACTCAAAACTTTTGTTGCACACGGCGGCAGCTATGCTGCCAAACCTGGCGAAACAGACGATCTTGTGATGAGTTCGTTGTTGGTGGTGCGCATGCTGATGATGTTGCAGACTTATCACGCAGAATTAGACACTCAAATGAAAGATCACGGCGACAACATCATTGAACCAATGCCGTTCATATCAATGATGCGCTAAATACACGACTATGACAATGGAAGCATTACCTCAAGATCTAGCCGATTTCTTGGTCACAAAGAACTTTGACCCAGAATACTTTGATGGCAAAGGTCAACCCGCCGAAGCAGGCGACGCCAAAACTATGAAATTTGACTATGTTGCTGCCACCGGCAAAAATTACGGCACAGCAGTGTGTGTGGTTGCTGACAGTGAACTCAGCTTGTTCTACGGTGACAATCTGGGCAGGGGCATGGATCCTGATGACAAACAAGAATGGTTTGAATTCTTGGAACAGCTCAGCAACAAAGCAGCCAGTCACGCAGCCACCTGGAGCCCCAAGGACATCAATCAACTCAAACACACATTAGCTGGCATTGCTGCCATCAAAGAAGGCTTGTTTGAAGGCTACTATGGCAATCGCAAGGTCAGCTACATGGGCGAGCAAACCCAAGCACGTTTAGTGATCAATCACAATCGTCAGCTGGGTGAAAATGACAAGCGTTTTCGTTATGTGGAAAGTTTGTTTATTGAAACTGCTGACCAAGAACGTTTTCGTTTGCCATTCAAAAGTTTGGCAGGCGGTAGAGCCATGTTGGAACATGTACGGTCCGGCGGTCGTCCTTACGATGTACGTGGCAATCACATCACAGAGGTTGTGAGTGAAATGGCTGTGTTGAGCCGGTTTAATCGGGCTCAACACAATCGTGTGTTTGAAGGTGTCACACAAGAACTGGTGGAAAGCGCACGGCAATACTATCAAAACTTACAAGAAACAATGAAGCATCTTGGCAGCTCACGTGGCTATCAAGCATACTTTGAAAGCTGGGCTCCTGATCACGTTGGTGAAGCCGAAGCTCTAGTAGAAAATCTACGCGACTTGTTTGTGGAACAGACCCTGGACGCTAGAATTGAAGCTGCCTTGCCCACACTGGCCAAGATACAACAACAAGGAAACAACATGAAAGAAGCGCAAATATTTGAAAACTGGATCAACAACCTCAGTGAAGGCACCTGGGCCCTGCCAGAAACTCCTGAACAAATGGAAAAACTCAACCAGCTGATGAGTGCCGAACTTATAGTTGGTCCTGATGCTACCAATGCCACAGAGCAGTTGTATGATTTGGTGGGGGATGACGAATTGTTTGACATCTTGAACGACTTGGCTGACAAGAGCCAAGGCCGTGCCAACTGTTGGGACGACTCAGATGTGCAACGCAGACTGGCTGAACTGGGCGTTCAAACACCTCAGAGCACTCAAGCCGAACCTGCTGACGTGCCACAAGACACAGCACCAGAAATGAAAGAACAAGGCATGGCAGAAGGCGACAACATGGCCACATTTGAGGAACAAGGTAGTTTTAAGCATCACATGGACCGGGCCATAGCAGCGGATAAAAAGGGCGACGCCAAGGGGAAAGCCCATCATCTGGACAATGCTACCACTGCCAAGCATGCCTTCAAGCCTGCGGACTATAATGATCGTGAAAACTACCAGTTGTTGGACCAGCATAGAAAGATGATTATGTCTAAAGATGCTGAATTGGCTGAAATGCTCAAGTATGCCGGCGTACCTGTGAAAGAAAGTGTGTTGACAGATTCAACAGGCAGCACACTAGATCATATCCAAAACACATTTAAACGTGATGTCAAGGACTTCTCTCAGTCTGGTGACATGAGCGATGCACTGTATGATGCATTATATGATTACTACTTTGATGACATGCCCTATGGCACAAAGAAAGCTAGAGATGGTGATCCTCATGAATGGGTCAGTGATCGATTTGCTCAAGACATTGGTCTGGACGAAGGAGCAATTGGTGCAGCCCTGGGTGGCATTGCAGGCGCCGCAATAACTAAAAGTCCTGCTGGCGCATTGCGCGGCGCATCAATGGGCAGTTCAATTGGCGATGCTATGACCAACGAAGGTAGTTGCAACATGACCATGGAAGGTTCTTACTGTCCAGAACACGGCTTGGCCGAATGTGGCGGCATGTATGAAGATGGCGGCGCAGTGGGCATGCCCTACAGCATGGGCGAAGCACAAGCACCACAGGATCCAATCAACTCAAACTCAGCCATGACCGGCAGCTACTACGAAGGCAAAGAAACTGATATTCAACAAGGCGATGCACTTCTGGCAAGAATAAAATCACTGGCTTTGCTGAGATAAATTATCTCAAATTTGCGCAAGTCTTTTTTGTAAAAACTGCGATATTTCCTCAAACTGTTTGTCAGGCCACTCAAGCATGAGTTTATGATTGTGTTCCAGCACATCTCGAAAATAAGCATACGCTGATCGTGGTGCAGTTGACCGTAATCGTTGAATTTGTTGCCAGGCCATGTCAACTCGTCTCTGCCAGTCGGGTTCGCTGTCGTAACTTTCGTCAATGACATCACCGTGAAATGTTTTGAATCCAAGACTGTGCAAATAACTCAAAGTATTGCTGCCACCTATAACAATGAAGATTCGTTTGGCAAACAAACACTTGCCTAATTTTTCAGTTACATATTGACTGTCTCTATTAGTATCAGTGGTTTCACACACAATGCTATACCAACTGCTTTGATAGACCTTCCAAGGAACTACGCAACTCATCAAAATGTTATCAGCAGGGAGGTCACGTCCTGGACGTGACACCATGTTGACTGAATATCTTTCTTGTGCAGATCCCTGTTGTGTTTTTGTTTTGAATTTTTTGATCACATCTTCCTCTAACTCAAACAATTCAGGGCTAACAAAATCAGTAACAATGCCATGCCTAGCAAAACTATCTGGCATGCAGTCACGAACCATGTCCCAATCCAGGTCATTATTGGGATTTGGTTGCAAATTTACCAAGGTATGAATTGGATGATCTAAAAAATTACCATCCAACAAGCGATAAAACAGTGCTATCCTTGACAATTTCACTGTGCCCATCAAGCAATCAAACATACTTTTTCTAAACGGTACTGTGACTTCATTGATGTCAACAAATTCATTGCCGGCTGAAACATATGACAATAGACTTTGATGATTGACAAACACAAGGTCAGGATGTGGTTGACTAAAACTTACTTTGCCAGCAGTGCATAATACAATTCGATCAGTGTGCAATTGTTTGCATAGTTCGCCATACACAACTGGCCACCAATTTTGCATCATTTCGGTTGTGTATACTACCACCAGATCAGCCCAGCCCATGCGCAAGTCTACAATTCCCTGTTGTGCTGGATCTTGTAATCTGTGCGGCTTGGTCCAGGGAAGATAAATTTTTTCAAGAAATAACAATGCAATTTTTTTCCGTGGATCTGTTCTTAAGTTGTCCAGCATTGTTGGCGAAAAAGGCCCTGGCCAGTCTCTACATATTTCTGCCTTGGGGAAAAATTCTTTACCTTTTTTCAGCGCATACTCAAATTCCCACCACCCGTGCGGATCCCAAACATAGTACTCGGTATTTTTTAAATGCTGTGGATTGTTGTGACACTTTCCAGGAGGCTCACTGTAATAAAAACTTTTGTCGGTATGCAATGCATATTGGTCACTTAAAAATTTGTGATTGTATATAAAATTAGAAATTTTACTCAACTGGTCTATCACAAGAGTTTTTTGCTCTATCAGTTGATCAAAGACATCAAGAAACGTCTGATCTTTAGGTACCAATCTATGTTGGACATAACAAATATCAGGATCAGGATTTGATAATTCCACATGCCCGCCCACCATGTATATGATGCGATCAGTGTGTAATTGAGTTTTAACCGCTTGACGATAACCGGTCCAGTCCAGGTCAATGGATTCGGCAGTGTATACTATTACCAAATCATAGTCGCACAATGTTATGTCAGGATTGAGCATGCTGTGGTCGCAATCTTGAGTTGTTGGCAACCGGATACTGTTGTGCTGAATCAACGCAATTTTTTTCCTTTGATCGTACTTTGAAACAACCGGCGGTATGCCACTTGTGGTGCGCTCAGACTGATCAAAAAATATTAAATCAAGGTGCTGGGACAATCGATACTCGATCCAAAAAGTTTTATAGCTGGTACCGCCAGGATACCAAATTATATAATTGTGCATGCATATACTTATCAGCAACAAATTTTGCCATTTGCTATTGCGATACTAAATAAAACAGCATACAATACATGTGTATGCGCAGGCAACAGAGATCTAAACATTTAGATAGGCAACAAGACATAGGCAACTTATTAAGGAGAAAAACTATGGCATCATTAGCAGACATCAGAGCACGACTACAGGCAGCAGAAGGCAACAAAGGCGGCGGCCAAACAGGTGGAGACAACTCCATTTACGCTCATTGGAACATGGAAGAAGGACAAAGCGCAACGCTGCGATTCCTCCCCGATGCAAATACAAAAAACACATTTTTCTGGCAAGAACGAGCAATGATTCGTTTACCTTTTGCCGGCATCAAAGGTGAAATGGATAGCAAACAAGTGTACGTGCAAGTACCTTGTGTGGAAATGTGGGGCGATGCATGTCCTATCTTGGCAGAAGTGCGCACCTGGTTCAAGGACAAGAGCCTTGAAGAAATGGGTCGCAAGTACTGGAAAAAACGCTCATACATCTTTCAAGGATTTGTACGTGAGAATCCCATGAACGAAGACAAAACACCAGAAAATCCCATCCGACGTTTTATCATTGGACCACAGATTTTTACCATCATCAAAGGTGCGCTGATGGATCCTGAGCTGGAAGAATTGCCCACAGACATTTTGCGTGGCCTGGACTTCCGTGTTACTAAAACTGCCAAAGGTGGTTTTGCTGACTACAACACTTCCAAGTGGGCACGTAAAGAGAGTGCTCTTACCGAAGTGGAACAGGCTGCTATCGAATCACACGGCCTGTATGACTTGAGCACATTCTTACCCAAACGTCCTGGTGACGTTGAACTCAAGGTCATCAAAGAGATGTTTGAGGCATCAGTTGATGGACAACCTTACGACACAGAACGTTGGGGTCAGTACTTTCGTCCTGCAGGTGTTCAAGCACCCGGTGGTGCTGGAGCTGCACATGCGGATGAGGACGCACCTGTACCAGCAGCCAAGCCTGCACTCAAAGTGGCAGCACCCACACCAGCCAGTGACTTTGACGAAGACGATGTTCCTGCAGCAGTCGCACCAGTGGCCCGGCCTGCAGAAGGCAGCAAAAATGCTCAGGACATCCTGGCCATGATTCGTAGCCGTCAAGCCAAGTAATCATTACAGCCCGAGACTCTCGGGCTGTATTTTGAAGAATGAAACTTTTATCTTACCATCAACAACCTAGAATTAATAATAATGATATTACCATAACTGATCATCTTGGCGGTTTTGATTGCAATTATGTTTCGTCGGTGTTAAATGATATAGTAACTTATGCTAATGAATTAAAAATTAAAAATATTGTTACTGCATACATGTTTGATGACAAAATTAAAAAACAGTATCCAGACATCACTTTTAGTTTTGATCAATCATTAATTGGCGGCAAAGGCTGGGAAAAGTTAACAGAATATAATATACATCCAGAAATTAATTTCAAAAACTTTGTGTGCAGTTTCAATGGATCACCTCATGTTGGTAGAAAACTACTGGTATCAATAATAAAAAAACTTGATTGGTTTGATCCTAACTATTGTAGCAAAAATTTTCAATTTGACTCTAATATCATTGATGGGCATTTGAGTGATTTTTTGTTGTCAGATCGACATAAATTTTATAATAAATTTTTCTTAACCAGCGATGAATTCTGTCAACAAAAATACAGTTTTGGGCATGTGAGATATGATCATGGAAAGAATATTTACAATCTTGAAAACAAATTAACTGAAAGTTTTTTACACATTGTGAGTGAAACAATGGCCACTAGCTACTATCCATTTGTAACTGAAAAGTCTTTGTACAGCATAGTAACACGTGGACTATTTTTGGTCTATGCGCAACCGGGCTGGCATGATCATGTGGAAAGATATTACGGATTTAAAAGATATACTAAATTGTTTGACTATCACTTTGACAGCATACAGAATCCTGTAGAAAGACTGGTTGAGTTAATGACCATGATATCAAAATTCAGTGTGCTGTCATCTGCCGACTGGACGGACCTGTATCTACTGGAACAGGACGCCATTGAATATAATTATTATCATTATTTTAGTGGCAATTACCTCAAACATTTAATTGTGCATAGTCAATGATAAATTTATATTGATTTACATGTAGACACAAGTCAAAATTTATAGTAAAATGATTATAATTTAACAGAGGAAGAAAATCATGGGAAAACCATTTGACGTAAGCAAGTTCCGCAAGGACATTACCAAAAGTATCGAAGGCCTAAGCATTGGATTCAATGATCCAACAGATTGGATTTCAACAGGCAACTTTGCCTTGAACTATCTCATCAGCGGGGATTTCAATCGAGGCATTCCACTGGGCAAGATCACAGTGTTTGCCGGGGAATCTGGTGCAGGCAAGAGTTATATCTGTTCAGGCAACATTGTGAAGAACGCACAAGAGCAAGGTATTTTTGTTATCTTGGTTGATACGGAAAACGCACTGGATGAGACATGGCTACATGCACTGGGTGTGGACACTGGCGCAGATAAGTTGCTCAAACTGAACATGAGCATGATTGATGATGTGGCCAAGGCTATTTCAACATTCATGATTGACTACAAAGCCCTGCCAGACGGTGAGCGTATGAAGGTATTGTGGGTGATTGACTCATTGGGCATGTTGTTGACCCCAACTGATGTCAACCAGTTTGAAGCAGGTGACATGAAAGGTGACATGGGTCGCAAGCCCAAGGCACTTACATCACTGGTTCGTAATTCAGTCAACATGTTTGGTGGGTTTAATGTTGGAATGGTCTGTACCAATCACACCTACGCCAGTCAAGACATGTTTGATCCAGATGACAAGATCTCAGGTGGCCAAGGATTTATCTATGCATCAAGTATTGTGGTGGCCATGAAGAAAATGAAGCTGAAAGAAGATGAGGAT